TAGTTAAGTTTCCTGCTATAAAAGTAGGTGAGCCAAACGAAATAGACCCACGAAAAGAAGGTGAAGCCCTTTGGCCCGAACGTCATAGTTTAGAAAAGCTCCAAAAGACTAGGCAAAGAAACTCACATGTTTTTGACTCATTATATCAACAAGATCCGTCACCTAAAGAGGGTTTAATGTATCAAGAGTTTAAAACCTATTCGCAGATACCAGAATTCAAGATAATAAAAAACTATACGGATACAGCCGACACAGGCGACGATTATCTATGTTCTATTGTTTACGGTGTACCTAAAGATAACGGAGCTTATAGATACGTGCTAGATATTCTATACACACAGGAGCCAATGGAGAAAACAGAACCTTGGACGGCTTCAATGTTGGCTAGAAATAATGTAAATGATGCAGATATAGAAAGCAATAACGGGGGTAGGGGCTTTGCTCGTAACGTACAGAGTAAATTAGATGTTGGAAACGCAAAAACCAAAGTTAATTGGTTCCATCAGTCAGAAAATAAAGACTCTAGAATATACAGTAATTCAGCATATGTAAATGCAAATCTCATATTCCCTGACGATTGGAAACAAAGATGGCCTAAATTTTACTTATCTTTACGTGGTTACAAAAAGTCAGGTAAGAACAAAAACGATGATGCAGCGGATACAATAACAGGTATTTTTGAAAAGTCAATGAAAATAAATAATAATGAATATTGGTCACTATGAACATATTTGGATTATATACAAAAGGAGCTGTTGAAAGAACTATAGCTAAATTAAACAGAGAGAATAAGCTATTTCAGTCTATATTTAAATTCTACGGCAAGGATACGCCATTTAGCAAGCTTGACAATCCACAGACTCAATTAACAGAGGGGTATATCGGAAACTCAACTGTTTACTCTATATTCAATAGAGTAATAAGCATGAGCTCAAACGCTAAGCTTAAACTATGGGAGAAACAGCCAGACGGTACACGTAAAGAAGTAACCGACCACCCTTTATTAAAGTTAGTCGAGAAACCTAACCCATATACAACGCAAAGAGAATATACAGCCGGATGGTTGATTTACTACATGGGTATAGGTAATGTATTCCAGTATAAGTTGGCTCCAAAGAACGGAATTAATAAAGGTATTCCGCAGCAAATCTATATTATGCCTTCTTACGACGTTGAGGTTATGAGTTCAGGTAACTGGATGTCTCCAATAGGTGGTTATAGGGTTAACATGACTGAGGAAGATTTTGAGTTTGAAGAAGTGCAACATGATAAAATGTTTAATCCCTTATACGCTGATGAAAACGAAGTATACGGACTATCACCTATTAGGGTAGCAGCTAATAAAATTAATAAATCGAATGAAGCTGATTTGTCAGAATCAAGAGCTTTCGCTAATCAAGGGCCCCCATATATTGTTTCAAAGAAAGGCGCTGAAGGGTTTAGCGAAACCCAAAAGAGAAATTTAGCAGGAGATTACAATAAACGCAAAGGAGGTAAAAATAGTGGGCTTCCTTGGTTTACCGGATTAAACGATATACAAGTAACTATGTTAGGGGTCTCGCCTGCTGACCTTCAAACAATAGAATCAAGTAAGCAAACATTAAGAGATTTATGTAACATGTGGGGCTTTCCTGTTGATTTAATGAATGACCCAGATGGTAGCACTTACAACAATAAAAAAGAAGCTCGTAAAGCTGCATGGACTGATTGCGTAGCTCCTAAATTAGATATTCAAGCGGAGGGGTTGACACAATTCTTAATAAATCAATCGCCTTTATACATGGATAGCAATTTGTTTTACGCTTATGACTATTCAGAAGTGCCAGAACTGCAAGAAGACTTTAGCGAAAAAGTTACATGGATGACTCAAGCGAAATGGACACCAAACGAAATCAGAGAAGCGACAGGAAAAGAAAAGATTGATAACGAATTAATGGATCAACCTTATTTTGCTTTTTCAGATGTCCCGCTAAACCAATTGAGCGAAGATTTAACAGCAGGGCCAAATGAAGAAGATCAAAAAGGAATAGATAACTATAAATAATAAGATATGAAAGCATTAATAAACGAACTAAGACAATTTACATTATCCGACTTGATGAGCTATATTATATACTCTTTCTTAGGTGTATTGCTTGCTGTATTCGTTAGTAAGTGGTTTATTGCGTTAGTAGTTATTCAAGTTATCAGATTAGTATTTGACGTATTAGGAAGATCAAACGAACGAGTGTTAAATAAGCTTAATGGGAACTATTAAAAACAGGCGTTTTGCACAAAAGCAATTAAAGATAAGGGATAGGTTCGAAAGGATGTATATCCCTAAATTTAAGCGATCGATAAAAGAGCAATACAAAGCCGTTAACAACATGGCTACCGTATTTACTCCTGAGCAATTATTAGGAGCTATTGACGGCTTAGTTAGGCCAACACCAATAGCGGAAACGTTCTTTAGCTATTACAAGGTATCGGCACCTGTATTTGCAAATGAGCAATTAAAGTTTATAGGCTCTGAAAAAGCGTTCGACAAACCATATAAAACAAAGCAAGACGAAGAACTCGTAAACGATTTGTTTTCTGAGCAGATGGTTAACTATGCCAGATTAAACGCAGGTAGCCGAATAGTAAGCATAACTAGTAAAACAGCTAAAGATATACGCGGAGCTGTAGAAAGCGCTGTATTACAAGCATCAGAGGAAGGTTTAAGTATCGGCCAAACACAGAAGCTAATACAGAGGTTTTTAAATGATGATTTTAAAGCAGTATCGAGATATAGAGCCGAAGTCATTGCACGTACAGAGATAAATACAAGCGCAAATGTGGCTAGTGATTTTGCAGCCGAAAGCACAGGTTTAACGCTTATGAAAGCATGGGAAACATCAGGCTTAAAGGGTATACGATCAACACATATACAGGCAGAGGGAGAAGGACAGATACCAAAACATCAAGCGCATATAAACGGGTTAATGTTTCCGGGTGATCCTAAAGGCACAGCAGAAGAAGTTATTAATTGTAGGTGTACAGAGCTTTATTTTCCTGTGTAATTTGGAATTAGTCTAAATAAAAATTAAATTTACGGTGTAAAACAATTCGTTATGAATGTATTAAGATATTCAATTGCTGAAGATATTCAGATAAAAGCCGAAGAGAAAGACTTTATCATAGAGGGTTACGGGGCTATATTCGGGAATATTGACAGCTACAAAGATGTGATAGTACAGGGTGCTTTCGCTAAAACAATTCAAGAAAGAGGCGATAGAATAGCATTCGCAGAACAACATGATATTTATTCTCCTGTTGGCAAGATATTAGAACTAAAAGAAGATGATAGAGGTTTATGGTTTAAAGTTCGTATATCAGATTCAGAACCAAAGATCAAACAAAAGATAAAAGAGGGGATTCTAAAAGAGTTCTCCATAGGCTATAGACCAATAACCACTGAAAAAGGTATGCAAGAAGGTGTTGAGGTTATGTACTTAAAAGAGATTGAGCTATTTGAAATATCGGTAGTAACAATTGCAGCTAATCCAGAGGCAACACTAGACTCTATAAAAGCAGAAGATAGACCCGATTTTATAGAGTCTGAATTTGATAAAGTAATAGCTTTAGCGGGAAGAAAAACAGAATTAAAATACGAATTATTGAAACTGAAAACACTCTTGGTTAATCAGCCGCCAGCGCAAAGCACTGAGTCACCAGTAGAGCCGGAAGTAAGTAAAAGCGATATTTTAACCGCATTAAATTTAAAATAATGGAAAAGAAAGAATTAATTGACGCTTTAGCCGAACACGGTAAGTCTATCGAGGCTAAGCAGGTAGAAATGCAAAAAGCTTTAGAGCTTAAGTTGACAGAGCAAGCAGACGCTCACAAGAAAGAGTTAGAGACTTTAGAAGCTACTCGCGCGAAGATGCAAGAGCAACTAGATGCTTTTGATATTGAAATGCAAAAGAGTAAAGGTAAGGCTAAGGATATCGAGTTTAAATCACTTGAAGACGGTGTTAAAGACTTGATTAAGTCGGATGAGTTTAAGTTAGCGAAAAAAGAAGGATTCCCTAAAGGTAAAAATCTTTTCCAAGTAAAAGCGGCTACTTCCGATATCACAGGGACTATTAACATGACTCGCCAGAATCTTACTGTTAAGTTCGATCCTGAAAGAGAATTAGCTTTCTTACCTAACTTGAATACTGGTACTGTTGGACAAGACAAAAACCGAGTGTTATGGGTAGAGGGTGGATATACTTCCAATGTTGGTTATGTAGGTGAAGGAACCGGACAAGCAACAGCTGATACAGGTACAGCCGTAGAGAAGACTCGACAAATGGCTAAAATTTCAGCTAAACTGCCTTTAACTGAAGAATTAATGGAAGATGCTGAGTATATCGCATCTGCTTTCAGAATGAAGATGCAGGAGAAAGCACTTATCTTTACTGATGGTGAATTTTACACAGGAGATGGTTCTGATGGTGGATCAGCAGATCATATTTATGGTATTGTTGGGCATGCAACCGAATTTAGTGCAGCTACTGCCGGAATTGCTTTAGCAGTACCAGTTCCTAATATTGGAGACCTTATTGACGGGTGTATTTTACAGGCTTCTAAATCAGAGCATAGAGGCCATAATGTTGTTTGGATGAATCCAACAGATGTATTTAATTGGAAGCACGAAAAAGACGCAGACGGCAATTACATCTTTGTTAAAGCTCCAAACGGTACATTAACTGTTAACGGGTTAAGAGTAATCGAATCAAACGCAGTTACTGTTAATACAATGACTGTTGCAAACACGCGTGTTATTCAAGCATGGTGGAAACGTAATCCAGAGATTAAGTTTAGCCAGATGAACGGAACCGATTTTGTTGACGATAAGTGGACTGCAGTTATGTTCTTGAGAACTCAGTGTATTGTTGAAGGGCCAGATAAAGCGGGTCTTATCAAAGTATCAGATATTGCAGCTGCATTAACTGCGATTACAAAAGCACCTTAATAAGTTATAATATAGGAGGGTTCAGGCTCTCCTTAATTTCTTACTATGAAATATAAAGTAATAAAAAGCTTTGCAGGAATAGAAATAGGTGAAGAAATACCGGTTCCAAATGATAAGGTTGAATACATGTTGGAAAAGGAATATATTGAACCTATTAAAGATAAATCAGATCCAAAGGTTAAAAGCCGAAAGAAAAAAGTAATTGAACCAGAAAAAAATAAGTAATGGAATATAAGGTAAGTAATCTAGGTTCTGAATTGTTCACTCTTGAAGAAGTAAAGAGTTATCTAAAAATAACTTATACCGATGATGATAATCTTTTAAACGATTTAATCACATCTTCAAGGCAATTAGCAGAGAATTATGTAGGAGTTTCGTTAATCACTAAAACTATTACAGTATTCTTTGATGAAGATGAAGTAGAAAGCGATTACTTACTACCATTTCCCCCACACGACGCGATAATCGAAGTTAAAAGAGCAGATACCGTATTAAGTGCTGACCAATATCAGAAATACGGATTAACTCAATTTAGAGTAAGATTTAACGCAATTTGGAGCACAAGCGAAATAAGCACTCCGAATACAGCGGAATTCACATATACAACTTTAGCCGAAACCAACAACTTAAAAGAATTTAAATCAGCATTGTATAAGAATATAGGCGAATTATATGAAATGCGTAAGAACGGTTACGAGGGATCATATACTTCACTTACTGAAAATACAATAAGTAAATTAAATAGGTTAAAATTAGTATAATGACAAAAATAAAAGAAGATAATTCTTATAGAGATAATATAGCTCTTGGCAGGTTTCCAGATAGATCGAACGTGTATAAATTTGGTGCTTCATCAGCTATTAATTCATCAGAGTCTATTATATGGGACGGAGGCAACGGCTATAATGGTTTCTTAAGTGCCGCGGATTTCGTCACTGTTCAATCTGATGATGTAAATGATGCGTTAGCCGGTATAGGTATGCAGAAAGTGCGAATATACGGTATTAACGAGTTAAACGAATACGTAGACGAAGAGATTGAGCTTAACGGTACTACACCAGTTTTATCAACTCGTCAATATATACGCATATTTAGAGCACATAGTACTTTATCTAACACAACTATAATAGGTGGGAGAAATAACTTAGGCGAGATACAGGTTAAAAGTCAAACAGGCGGTAATGTGATGGCTCAAATAAACGTAGGCGAAGGTCAAACACAAATGGCTTTATTTACAGTAGCCGTTGGTTATCATGCGTTAATACTAAATGCCGATGCAAACGTTGGTGAAGGTAAAGAAGCCACTATTAGGGTTGTATCGGTTGATTACGTTAATCAAGGAGGTGCAAGAGTTCAGGCAATAAGAAAATTGTTTCAAAATTCATTTACAAGAAATTACAAAATACCACGAGCTATTTCAGGAGGAACTGACATTTTTATGACTGGAGAAAGTACAGCGGCCGGAACAACAGCAACGGCAAGTTTCGAAATTCTTTTAATTAAAGATTAATAATGAACTTTGGTAAGCTAGATAGAAAGATAATTATAAAACAAAAGGTTGTTTCGGGTAGTACTGCTTTAGGTGGTACTACTCAAACATCTGAGTTAATAGGTGAAAGATTCGCTAATATTACACCTCTCTCACAAGCTCAAAGTGAGAGGTACGGGTTAGAAGTCGGACAAAGAAATTACGAGATATTCATTAGAAAAGAATCTCAAGTAATATCACAAGATTATTTTATTGAGTTTACCGATTACGAAGGTTTACATACCCTATTGATTACTGAAGTACTGAATGTAAAACAAAATGATAAAATGCTTAAAATAATATGCCATGAGCGTAGAGATTAGCATAGATAAAGCCTCAATGAATAAAGTATTGGAAACATTATCCGAACTACCTAAAAAAGAACAAAAGGAAGTTGAACGGATTAATGGTAAATACGGTATTAAGGCACAAACTATCGCTAAACAGAAATTAAGAGCAGACGAGCATATAGTAGTATCAAGATTAAGAAATTCAGTTCATTGGTTTACTAAAAATAAGAACAAAAACTTTAGATACGCAGATTCGGAAGGTAATTCGTTTAACGGAAGATTAAAAGTAAAAGCAAAAACAAATGAGTTGATATTAGGTACAAATGTGCTGTATGCTGAAGATATAGAAAAAGGTCGGCCGGCAAGAACAATAAAACCTAAAACAGCAAAGGCGCTTGCTTTTTACCCTAAGAACTCAAGAAAGTTAGTATTTGCTAAACAAGTGAAACAAAAAGCTCTTTCGGGGGATAGCTTTATAGGATACGCAATAAATAAGATATTACCAAGTTGGTTAAAAGAATTTAAAAGGCTACCAGATGCAATTACCAAATAGGCAATTTTTAACCGGGTTAATAACCGAAATAAAGAACGCAACAGGAATAGATAGAGTTTATACTATACCTCCAAAGAAAACGGCCTATACTTACATATACTTAAGTGAGGACGAATATACAGAGGAAGGTAGTAAGACTTCATTTATATTCAACGGCACTATATTAGTCGAGGTGGTAGCCAAAGGAATAGATGATATTGATAGTATTATAACCTCCATTGAACAAATAGGAGACTTTCTTAATAATGATACACCTTTTTTTATAGATGATGATTTTATTATACGTGAATTAGGCACTGAACAAGTATTCAGGAATACAGAAGGAAGCGATGATGGCAGAATTGAAACAGCAAATATAAGAATGCGGTTCAAGATTGAGAAGCCAACT